GATAACCCTGTAGACTTCGCCCAGGCCCTTTCGAGCTGGTATGCGCCTTTCGCGATCCAGGGTTACATGGAGAGCAGAAGCAAGATGACTGGCGAAGAGGCTGGGGGGGCTGCGTCTCCCGAAAAGCTGGAAGAGCTGAAGGCAGCATATGAGGAGGGCCGGGTCAGGGTCACTGCGATGGAGTTCCTTGGTCCCAGGGTGTCCTTTAGTGCCTATGACCGAGGGGCACACGTTGTCACTAACGGGAAAGTATCGGAATATAGCAAGCTCGTACCTTTCTTGAAACACATGGTCCGGGAGCTGATGGCAGTAGGACGAAACCGTTACGATGACGTTGAAGATATGCGAAGGAAGGAACTGCAGGACCTGGTAAGAGGAGAATTTAGCTACCAGCAGTACATAGGGATCGAGAACAGATTCCGTGGCCGTCGCGCACAGATGAGTGAGACTATCGAGTTCGAGCCCAATGACATCAAATCGGAAGACCCTGGTAAGCGGGCCATAGCTGAATACTACGAGTTGTACCGGGACAAGGAGATCGAGAGAGTTAAAAAGGGTCTATCTACCTTCCAGGGAGCGACGGGTATTACTGCGGCTGGGGACTTGTTCGAGCAGAAACTGGTTAGCCTGGAACATGGTCCAGACCTTGCTCCAGGCGGTGTGGACTACTGGACGGACGAGCAAACGGCTTACGTGATTGCCAACGTCAACTGGAGACCCGTCCCTTGGCAGATAATGAGGAAGAACTGGAATAGCTCACAACGGACTAGGCAGTCCCAACGGATGAGGGAGGCGATGCTGGTCGCTGCGGGGATGCCTGACCTTGCAGGGTTATCCCACCGGATGTTCTTTATGATGAAGGCAGACCAGCCGAACCTCTGGGACCCAACACAGCCAGGGTTTATGGGACGGACGGAAGATATTCCACAAGCACTACCAGAACGGGGCCCGAGCGCCTGGCAGGAGCTCACCGGGGAATGGGCCTCTGAATGGGAGGGAATCAAGAAACTCGTGGGGGCCAGATGAAGCCGGTAAGGTGCCCACACTGTGACAAGAAGCTGGCGGACCACGTAGAGGGGCTCTTCATCACGAGGTGTCCCCGGTGCCACGAGACGGTTGTAGTTGACCGTCGAGTTCCCGTTGATATAACATAGCAACCAACATACGGTAAGTGCGCTCAGACGCCCTTCTCTCCCCTATCCCCGGGGGATTTGAAGGGCTTTTTGTTGCAGGAGATTTATGGTCACTCCTAACCTAGAAAACCAGCTGGAGCTGGAGATCGCAGAGGCTACGACTGATCCTGTTGCGCCCATAGAGACGCCAGGAGGGGCGCCGGTTGAGCCAGCGCCCGCTGATGACTTCGATGAGATGGCTGACGCCGATACGGACGACTCACCGGGGCCAGCTCCGGTAGAGACGGCCCCGGCCCCGGTCCTGGAGCCTGTATCCCAGGCGCCGGCTCCCGCCCCTCTGCCAGTACCGTCCGTACCAGCAGCTGACACTGTGTTACAACAACAAGTTCGTCAGCAACAGGAAGAGCTGAAGCAGTTCCAGTGGCAGCAGTACCAGCAAGAAGTGACCAAGGCGGTCGAAGACTATACCAAGCAACTGGAGAATGAGGGCTATATGCCCGAGCAAGCTACCAGGATGGCCGCCGAGGCTAGACAGGTAGCTGAACGGGATATGCAGACTCGCCAGCAGCACCAGCAACAGTTGAATTTTGAACAGGGCCGGCACAATGCGGCCCGACACTATGCTAGGCACTACAAGTTGACTATTGATGATATGGAGCAACTGGAACATTTGCCAGACCCGCAGGCGATGGCCCGGGAGGCCCATAGGATAGCTGAAGTCAGGGAGTTGAAGAACCAGGTAGGCGAGATGAAGCGGTCCCAGGTACCTGCCCAGGAGTTCGACTCCGGGCGGTCCTCTCCAGGAGGCGGCCGGTCTAGACAGCGTCTGTTGGATGAATACGCTAACGGAAATATAGAACTAACAAGGGATCAATACGAAAAGCTCATGCGGAGCGGGTAAGGAGGGAGGTTAGATGCCTCAGACAAGTACGACTGGTTCCCTGGAAAATGCCAGCCGCGAGATGATAGTCTCGGCCAGGTTCACGGAGGAACACAACGCTCCGTGTATGGAACTGGTTGAGAAGTTTACCTTGCAGTCGGGCAATGATACGTTGATCGTTCCCAAGGTGGCGCAGATGAGCGTATCGGCTCTTGCCGAAGGTCAGGACATGATCGACGAGGAAGACATTGGCATGTCCACGATCTCCGTGACCACATCCGAGGTCGGGGCCAAGATTATCATCACCGATAGGCTACTCAGGCAGAACACCCAGTCCATCTGGCAGATGGTCGGCCGGCAGCTCGGTGAGGGTATGGCCCGGAAGAAGGACACTGACATCCTCGATCTCTTCAGTTCTTTGAACGGTGGTACCGCTCTCGGTGCAACTACTAAAAACCTCTCGCTTGCTAACACTGCGAGTTGTATCGGTGTAGCCAAGTCCGAGAAGTACGGTTCTGAACTGCGGATAGTCCACCATCCAAATGCCATCTTGTACCTAAATAAGGACTTGACTGGTGTTATGCAGGGAACTATTCGGCCGATACCCACCGGCTTCTCAGAAGACCGCCTGGGTCCCTTCTGGACCGGGTTGAGGCTCTCTGGCGTTCCCATCTTCGAGGACGGGAACATCTCCGAGGACTCTAACGGTGACGGCTACGGGGCTATCTTCGACAAGGGAGCCATCGGAGTTCTCACCAGTGTTGGAATGAAGCGGGAGAAGCAGCGGGACGCATCGCTACGGGCTACGGAGCTCGTGGTCACATCTGACTACGGTGCTTTCGAGATAGATGATACCCGTGGAGCTTCGATGTTCTACGTCGTCAGTAACCCGGCCACCAACGCATAATAGGGAGGCTTCATGCCGACAGGACCTCAACTGACTGAAGAGCGGCGATGGTTAGCCACACAAGGTTTCACCATAGAGCTCATCGTCAAGCAACAGGAACGGGCCACCTGGTACCGAGCAGACGGCCTGGCCCTTCCTAACCTGCCGGCTGACGCTTACCATAGAGAACGGTTTCGCAGGAAGGGCTGGAGTCTGGTTCCACCAGACGTCCAGCCCACCGAGGATACAACGATGCCTGTACTAGAAATGCCTGAGCCCCCTGGGCCTCTGGAAGAAGCGCCTGTAGTGCTACCACACAAGCACAAGTATGCCAAGCCGATGGGTTCGGTATGCAAGCGCCAGGGTTGCACTCAGGTCCGCCAGGTGGCCTACAGGTCTATCAAGCAACCAGTTAAGACACTGCTGGAGGTTTTCAGCGAATAGGGGCTGTAACGATTCCCGAGGCCCTTAATATCGGGGATCGCAGGACTTTGAGCCTGCTATGAAAGGAGAATTGAAATGTCATTCCCACAGACAGTAATGGGGAAATTTGGGTGGGAGAAAGTAACTACTACTGCCCAAAAACATAAGCTAGGTACTCGTATGCAGACCGCAGACAGAGAGTTTGTATACACAAGTACAGGCGAAGCAATCACCGTCGGTAAGCTAGTGATGGGTAAAGCAGGGACTGCTGCTCATCAGGTTGACTTGGCAGTATCTGCTCAATCCGCAGGAGGAACCAGTGTAACCCTTAGTGGGTCTTTGTCTATTGCCAAAGACCTTTACAAAGATGGCTGGCTTGTCTTCAATGACGTAGAAGAAGAAGGCCATATGTACAGGATTAAAGGGAACACGTTGGTATCAAGTGCAACAGGATGTGTAGTAACCATCGATGAACCAGATGGTCTTCTAACCGCAATGACGACTTCACAACAAGTTGGATTATATGAAAACCCGTACAAAGCTGTAGAGGCGCATGACGCTAATGATGTTGATCACGCTCCACTGGGTTGGACTTGTGTCGATATTGCGTCGGGCTCTTACGGATGGCTTTGTGTTAAAGGGTTCACCGCAGCCTTAGTTGATGGGACTCCAGCGGCAGGCGTTCCTTTAATAGCATCTAATGGTGTAGATGGAGCGGTAGAAGTCTACGACGAAGACGGCTCAGTTAACCTTTCGCCGGTAGGTTATATGGGCCCGATAGCTGGCGTAGCTGGCGAATACGGCCTTATCAAGGCTAACATAGAGTAACAGGAACTAATCATGGTTGAAGGGGTCTGGCTCTTAGGTGAGCGTTACAAGATATTCGAGCTGGGGACGGACCACGAAGTAGTGGTCCACATCCCCGGCGCGGATACCATCTACGATGTAGACGAACTGGACGAGATATGCCACTGGCAGCGTGAACAGGCCGAGAAAGAGTGGCAGGGTAAAGAGGCCCCGAAGGCATTGAGTAGAGACCAGCAGCACGACCTGGGTAAGGTCTTGCTGGAGATACGAGACTCCCACACATTCTGGAAAGAGAGTCTTCATGGGAGATATTGGTAATGGCCTCAGTGGTAAAAGCGGGTAGGGTCGTTAAGCGTTATCCTTATACCGATGCTGGTCAGCGGGAAGCGGCGGCACATGCCCGTAGGATCGGCGGCAAGGTAGTCCAGGCAGGAGCGCAGGGTTCCCAGTTAGGCGGGAAGCGGTCAACTGCCCAAAGCCCAGCCTTTCGGGCACGACCGAAGCCTTACCGGTCACGGTAACGACAAACAGTGATGAGGGTCGAGAATGGCGGTTATCCAGGGAAGGACCCGAAAACAGATACGGGTGGCAGTTGGTTACAACCTTGGTGCCCTCTATGTCTCATCGACCACCTCAGAGGTCGATACCAGTAGCATAGTCGATACCTCTTTGCGTGGTGGAGACGACGCGCATAACGGGAAATGGGTAGTCCTGACTTCTGGCAGTAACGACGAAGCCATCAGGCAGGTATCAGACTACACTCAGAGCTCCACGGACATGACAGTGACCCCGGCTTTCTCCGAATCGGTAGCTTCTACCGTCACTTACGAGCTCTGGGACGAGCGTTTCAACCCGGCCCGTATCCACGACTACATCAACCAGGGCATCCTCGACGTCACCGGCAGGGCCTACGATCCGGTGGAGGACACCAGCCTTTTCGCTGACGGGAGCACGGCCCGGTTCGACCTCCCCTCTACCATCTCCATGATCCGCCGGGTGGACTACCGCTACAGTGTCACCAGCGCCACGGTACACGACTGTGAGTCTGACTTCGATGAGGTCGCCACGCCCACAGGCATATCGACCGAGCTGGACACCCAGGACAAGAAACAGGGCAACCAGAGTCTCAAAGTGACCTACGTTGTCGGCGCAGGTGTCGGGGCTGTCATCACTGACAGCATCGCCTCCAAAGACCTGAGCAAGTACACTCACCTTGAGTTCTGGATAAAGATAAACCTAGCGGCTGGCACCAGCTCGGGGAACCTCAAGTTACTCCTGGACGACACAGCTAATTGCGCCTCACCGCTAGAGACCCTGAGTGTCCCTGCCCTCACGGCTGACACCTGGAAGTATTGCCAGGTGGCGTTAGCCAACCCGGAGTCTGACACGGCGATCATAAGCGTCGGCCTGGAGTATGACTTAGATTTAGGCGCTTGCGTCGTCTGGCTTGACGACATCAAAGCGGTGACTAAGGATACGGCAACGTGGAGCCGGCTGGAGAACCACCTCTGGGGCATCGACCGGGCAGCCCAGGACCTGGTGTTCACCAACGAAGGTCGGTCAGCTGCGGGTTACCACATGCTCAAGATAACCGGGGGTGACAAGCCAGCCCTCCTCAATGCTGACGACACGGCATGTGAGGTCTACGACTGGTACCTCATTGCTAGGGCCACGGCCCTGGCCCTTTCGGTGGACTGGGGAGCTCCTGATCCTGGAGAGAAACGCCGGCAGGCTACTTACTGGATGTCGCTTGCCGAGGAAGCCAGGCGCCGGTTGCCGATGCTACAGAACCTCAGAACGGTCAGCTGATGACGCAACGTGTTATTCAAGACAATGAGATCAGTTTGAACTCCGTTCGGTATCCCCTCGCGGAACCGGTGAAGACGGTGCTGGCGAGTATCTACCCCAATAAGGTAGTCCTTGGTGATACAACCAAGGACTCCCAGCTCAGGGCTTCTGTGGCTGCCTGGGGAGACTTCCGGGGCGGTATCGGCGCCGAAGAGGTAGTCTCCATCGAAGAGCCACTTAACCGGGCCTGGTGGAGCACACTTAACCTACGGAACCAGGGTCACCTGGTGATGGCCCCACTTACTGAGGACGCTACTGCGAACTTCGACACTCTCATGGGGATACTGGTCGAGTTCGGTGATTCCATATACGGAACGGCTAACGACGGCAGCTCTACGTCAGTCCATAAGTTCCTTGATGGAGCTGATAACTGGGGGAGCAGTCTCCAGCAGCTGGACGCCAATGCTACAGACGCGATGTCTATCTCTCTGGGCGGCACCAACTACATGGTGATCGCCACTACTAGCTCCTACTGGCACACTTCAGACGCTTCTAGCTTCACGCAAGACACTACCCAAGCTACCAAGTACCTAGCTGAATGGGATGACCGGTTGTGGGGGATAGGCGCAGACGGACAGCTCTGGTGGGCTCACACCATCGGCACAGAGGTGGAGGATGCCAAGTTGTCCCTGGGCGGTGGCGCTGATGAAGTTGCGGACCTATTCGTAGCGAGGAATGCCAGCGGAGAGCCTATCCTATACGCTGCTACCCGTACTGGCCTCTGGGCCCACGACGCTGATAACAGCCGGTTCATCCAGACGGAGCTGGCGTTGCCGTTCCACCCCCAGGCGGGGGAAGGCTGCGTCCGGTGGAGGGACTCGATCTACTACCCAGCGGGCCTGGGTATCTATAGGTATACCATCGGGTCTGGCGGCGTGGTGATAAGCGCAATGGGCCCGGACCGGGACGACGGTGTGCCTACCACATACCGGGGCTTCATTACCGGCCTTATCGCTACCCATAACGACCTTCTGGCGATGGTCGATGGTTCAGCTCCTCCTGCGGAACTTCCTGGCCTCTGGGGAGGTTATGGTCAGCTCGGTGATTCTCCAGCTACCGGTGGTACTGGTTATTCCTCGTTACTAGCCTGGAACGAGCAGGGCTGGGAGACTAAGTGGACCTCCAGTGTCACTGATAACAACCAGATGAGGGCTGGGATAGTAGCCAATGCTTATGCAGGCACAG